ATATGATTTGTGGTGGAATGACCGAACAAATCGACATTATAGTCAATATTTTACAAATGGTTATGTATATAAAAAGAAATTAGTAGACGTTGTAAGAAATCCAGAATATGATACAATCTTTCAAATTTGGATACAAGATAAATTTGTAACAGAAAACATGTATAATAATATTCAAAAAAATATTGAATTAAATGATGATATGAATTTCAAATTTATTACCAACGATATATTTTTAGATATGATTAAAGACGACGACGAATTTCCATTATTAGAAACTGTTTATAAAAAACTTAAACCTTACGCATATAAATCGGACCTGATTCGATATTATTTATTATATAAATATGGTGGCGTTTATATGGATATTGATTTTATATGTATTAATAAGATTTCACAACTATTTTCTAAAAATGAAGACATTCTTTTTACAAGAGATATAAATACATCACAAATCGCAAATGCGTTGATTTTTACAAAAAAAAAGGAGGAATTCTTCAAAATTTTAATCGATACAATTATAATTAATATAATAAATAATAGAGTATTTAATAATGATTTAATGATTACTGGACCAGCTATTTTTGGTTATTGTATTCGGAAATATTTTAATATAAAATCACCGTTCATATTAGGTGAAATTAATATTAATAACGTTGATAATCATGAGGAGACAAATGATATTATCAAACAACCATCTCAAAAAATAAAAATGAATTTAAATATACTTAATCGCCCATCACCAAAAGAAAAAATTAAAGAACATCAAACAACGCATAAACAATTCGCTAACAAAAAAATTAAAATTATAGCAACCAGTTTTAATTTACCTCGACCTAAAGGAGAATGGTTTAAAACAAGTAAAGATATTAAAATAGTTGGTAATAAATTGACCTGTTTTTGTCTTAATATGAAAAATAAATTAATTAAAAACGAAATATATTTCTTATCAACTGATAATATAACAAATGATAATGGTAAACTAATACAACCAAATGACCGATATTTTTCTCAAGAAGAAGGAAGTAGTTACATATACGATAATGATAATATTTACTTTAATACGAAATATGATAAATTTAATGATGAAAAAATATTATTAGGTGGAAACGATTTCGCAAAAATGTTTGCGGATAAAGATGTTTTCGGATAATTTATATTAATATGTATTTTATAACATACATATTAAATTATAATTTGAAAAAACGGGTTTTCATACGAATAAGCATAAAATTGAAAATATAATGGATACATATTTGAACATTATATAAATGGGAGGACCAAATCCAAAATGTATTCACAATCGGCGCCGGTTTCATTGTGTAGAGTGCAAAGGTGCTGGAATATGTGAACATTTGAAGAGAAAGACTCGGTGTAAAATGTGTAACGGAAATAGTATATGCCCACACGGTAGCGAAAAAGAAAACTGTGTGCCGTGCGGGGGAGTATCGATATGCGAGCATGGAAAAAGAAGAAGACGATGTCCTATATGCAATCCAAATAGTAAAGAGTTATGTCCTTGCGGCAAAAGTATTGTGGTTTGTATAAAATGTTGTGAAAAATGTCCATGTGGAAAGTATACCACAAGATGTAAAATACATGGTGGTAGTCAATTATGCAAAGCACCTTTATGTGAAACAAGAGGTATTAAAAAATACAATGGATATTGTTTACCATGTTGTATTCATTACTGCCCTGAAATCCAAGTATCCCGTAATTTCAAAACGAAGGAGAATGACGTGGTTCAACGTGTTCTTGAAAAATATCCAGATTTTAATTGGATTGCCGATAAGAAGATACAAGATGGTTGTTCCAAAAGAAGACCCGATTTGCTTTTAGATTTTGGAAGTCATGTAATCATCGTTGAAGTCGATGAGAATAAACATACTACCTATGATTGTTCGTGTCAGAACAAACGGTTGATGGAAATTTCACAAGATATAGGACATAAACCGGTAGTATTCATTCGATTTAATCCCGACGCATATGTGAACCAAGAAGGAAAAAAAGTAACATCGTGTTGGCGAATTAACGGGTATGGTGTATTGGATATATCAAAAAGTAAACATGATGAATGGCTCACACGAATAGATATGTTGCTTCAACAACTTGAATATTGGATAAATAATATTCCCCACAAAACGGTAGAAATTGTGGAATTGTTCTATTGAATTTGTATAATTACTAATTTTGAAATTATACAAATATTACATTTTTAACACAGAGTTAAAATACACACACACCATAATGCAGTGAATTTAATTGGAATACGCGACCCCAGCCATACCTGACATTACTCTCAACACGTTGTAACTGGTAGCATAGACACGGACCTTAGCAGTTGCGGTTCCACCGACAGTGGCGGAGGAAAGAACAAGCTGAAGGGTGGCGTTATCGATGCGGGAGAAATTGCAGCTTCCAGAAGGCTGGTGCTCCTCGGGGCGAAGGGCGAAGGAGTAGGTGTTGATACCAGCATCGGGGGCACGGGTGTGGTGCTGGAAAGGCTGGACAACGTCGAAGTAAGAACCCTCACGCTCGGAGAAACGGTCCTGGCCATTAAGCTGAAGCTTGGCAGTGACGACAGGGTTCTCACCCCAGCAATGCATGTCGAGGGCAGTCTCGGCAAGAACGAATGTTCCGGCATCAGACACATATGAACCCTCGTTATCACCACCGGCAAGACCGCTGGTACCGTCAGCAGCGTTCCAGGCAAGACCGGCGTTACTGGAATCAGCTCCAGGGTCCTGGAAAAGACCACCGGAAGTGATGAAAGCGTTAGCACCAGAAGTCTCAGTAGGTCCACCGAAGGCGTGGACGGCGTTGGGGAGAGCATCGATAGCATCAGTGTAGTTGAAAGGTTGGGCACCAAGAGTCTTGAATAGAGTCTGGCCACCCTCAAGAGAGGCACAGTAATCTACGTTAGCATCAGGCTGGACAACCCAGATAAGCTCCTTACAAGGGTGGTTGAAATTGAGCTTGATCTTGTTACTGGAAGAACCGACAGACTCGTCACCAGTGAACTGAAGCTGCTCAATAAGGTACTCGTGGGGGTTCTGGGCCATCTTTCTGCGCTCATCGGTATCAAGGAAGATATAGTCGATGTAGAGAGAGGCGGCAACAAGGGATTGCTGGTAAGCCTGGGACACAGATTGAGTGGAGGCAGTAGCGGAAAGGTCCTTTACGGCCCACAAGCACTCACCAATAGGACGGAAGTCAATGTTGATCTTGACCTCGTGGTATTGAAGGGCAATGAGGGGAAGGGCAAGTCCGGGGTTGCGGCAAAACCAGAAAAGAAGGGGAATGTAGAGGGTGGTCTCAGGAAGGGCCTTGCGAGGGGCACACACCTGGGAAGGTCCACCGGCGGCGGAACAAGGACCAGAGATATCGGCGAAAGAAGGATCAGTCACGTAAGTGAGCTGGGTGGTGTTACCAATCATCTGGTGGTAACCCTTCTGTTGCTCGGAAGACATAGTCAGCTGATTCCAGATGTGCATCCAGTCACCGTACTGACGGTCAATACGTTGACCACCAATCTCGACCTCAACCTGGGCGATGAGCTGCTCACCGGGGAAATCTAACCAACGGGCATAGACATCATCGGAACCGGATGCCATGCTCTGGTTGATCTCAGGGAGAGTAACCTGAAGGTAAGTGCGGTAGCACAAATCACCATTACGGCTGATTGTGCAGGTCACACGGCGACCGAAATCGGCCTGGCCAGAGAAAGTCTGTTCAATAGACTCCATGGCGAAGTTGGTGTGGCGTCTGTAAGACACCTTCCAGAAAGTAATTTCGGGGGTACCGGTAAGAAAAACGTCTTGGGCGCCATAGGCGACGAGTTGCATGAGTGCTCCAGCCATTCTGTTATATAATGTTGCTGTAGAAAATAATTTCGGGAATTAATTAAATATATACTTTTTTATGAAAGCATATTTTTACAAATATTATTACTCTTGTTACGTATTTAAGTAATTAACTGGTCAAATTAATTAATAACTAAATAAAATGAATTAATTATTAATTGCTAAATATAATTTGTATTTAATTGGAATACAATTGGTATATGCCTAAATAATGGGATTGTTTATTTGTTTTTATTTTTCGTTTTATTTTTCCCGTTTTTTATCATTTTATTTGTTTTGTAACCATATAAGAGTTAGGTGTTTTGATTATTATTTTGCAAGTGGTTTACATTATGCGTTTATCGTAGGCATATCAAAATTGGATTGAAGAAACTCATCTAAATAATTTTCATCCAAATATTTCTTTTTTCCTTCATGTTTTTTTGAGAATATATATTTCTCATTTTGTTTTTTAACAGACCACCCCTTTTCTAAGGCATTCATTAAAAATATCATTATTTTCATCTGTTTTTTATCAATATTCTCGGGTTGAAAATTTACTTGTATCAAATTTTCATCCATTGTATAGTTTATTTAAATACTTATTTTTTGTGGTTCTTCTTTATTGTTCGTCTTTTTTGTTTTTTTTTTGCTTTTATTTGCCTTTTTCTATTATTTTTTGTTTTGTTTTTGGGATTGGGTTTATTACGTTTGGTTTTACGATGGTTGGTTTTACGGCGTTTTTTTATTGTTTTTTTTCCTCCTGCAATCATACTAACTGCTCTAAAAAATTTCTCTATTCTCGTTCTATGAGATTGTATTAACCTATTAGTCCTATCTGTATCTGCTAGGTTATCGAAGATTATTTCCATTAATCTTGACTTGGATAGTATTTTTGAAACTTCAACTCTCCGTTTTAAAAGGTATATTGTTTGAACATTATTATTTGCCCCACGTTTTAAATTTATTATGGGGTCAGATTTAGCTAATTCTTGAACTAATCCGAGAAATGGTTTATACTCATCCTCATTCAAATGTGGGAAATGCTGGATTAAACCGCGTTTATATGTGATTTTATTACCTGCTGTATTATAGATATCTAACACCCCCTGATGTATATTACGTGGGTTACCGGCCGTTGGAATAATACCACTACCTTTATTTAATACAATACCACTATCCTCCTTAATATCTGTTAATGAAGATAGTTCCGATAATACGGTTGAATTATCAATATCAATGTGTAGTGTAGTTAGATTTGTTAATATTTGTGATGGTGGTGCTGCTGATGCTCCTGGTGCTGCTGCAAGACTTTGTATATAAGTTCCCAAAAAAAATAAAGCTTTGTTCAAGTATGTTTTTTCGGCATTAACATCAGCTATAATAGTATCATCAGATATGTCCAATAATTTTAACCTTTTCGCAAGAATGATAGAAGGATTC